CCAGGGCCAATGCCCACTTTAACAATATCAGCTCCACGTAATATCAACTCCTGTGTCATATCTCCGGTGACAACATTACCGGCAATTATAGTTCGGTCTGGCCAACGATTTCTTACTTCTTCTACAAAGTCACCAAAGTGTTCACTATATCCGTTGGCAACATCAATACAGATAAACTGAGCACCTACACCTGTTACAATAGTATTTAGGTTGCGAAAATCTTCTTCACTGGTACCTGTGCTTACAGCATAGTTATCACGGCAAACTCTAAACTCTGCAAAGTTCTCTATATCTCTATTATAGCTTTTAGTAAGGCAAGTAAACAATCTTTGTTTATGTAGTGCCATAGCCATACTAATTGTCCCGACACCATCCATATTAGCAGCCATAATAGGAATACCTTCGTATTCATACCTACTATGTTTAAACCTGTAAAATCTTTTAAGATCTACATCACGTCGACTATTCAATGTTGAACGCTTGGGACGAATTAGAACATCCTTAAAATCTAATTTAATATCTTCTTCGATTCTCATAAAATACCCATATGACGTTTGATATGATCTCCTAAGTTGCTATCCCAAACCTTGATATGTTCTACTGACTTAGCACATTCCTCTACTATCATTTTAAAGTATGTCTTATGCATCTCGTCTCTAGGTATAGCAGTAGCGTTATCTTCTCTATAGTATTTCACACGCAATTCGTCCATAGCCTTGTCATACAGTTCGTTATGTAGGTTAATGTTTTTCATAATAATTTTTATTACCGTGGAGCAAATTCTTGTTGTAATTTAATATTGTCCATAAATTCCTTTTTGGTACCAGAATCAGTTTTGAAAGCACCTTTGAGCACTGTGGTTTGTGTTAGGCTAGAGTGTGCCATTATACCCCTGTTCTCACAGCAACCGTGAGTAGCCTGTATGTAAACACCTAAATCCTCTGCCCCTGTAGCAAGTTCAATTTCTCTTGCGATATCATTGGCTAGTTCTTCTTGTAATGTTCCTCTGCGGGCACACCACTGAGCAATACGTGTATATTTGCTAAGACCAATAAGTCTGTTAGCAGCAATAATACCAATATAGGCAACACCACTAACGGGCTGATGATGATGGCTACACATACTACGAAGCTCACTACGAACAACAAGCATACCTTCATACCGATCGGTAGTATCGTTAGGAAATGCTGTAGCATCCGGTCTTGGATCATATCTTCCTGCCATTATTTCATTAAAATACATTTTAGCCAGCCTACGCGCAGTCCCTTTGCTGTTGGGATCATTATGCCTATCAATTAAAAGTGTGTCTAACACATTTTCAAAGGCTGCGGTTGCCTCCACAATCAAGAGTTCTTTGTCGCTTTCTGATACATATTCACTGATGTTATCACCTGCCCAAAAACGTTTGCCCTTGGCAATCATCTTAGATCTTATGATTTGGCTCAGGGGTCTTCCTAGATCGTTAAATACCGCGCCTTCGTATCCGGGGTGATAGGGGGCTTCTTCTACAAGTTTATTTTTCAATTTATTCTCCGAGTTATCGTCGAGGATGACGTTTGTGTATTTAGACCTTTCTTCATCCCTGAAGATTATTTTAGCACTACCGAGTGTGCCTGGCATTTCCATTGTAAATCTTTCTGTCTTTTTAATAATCATGTTATGAGCATAACATTAAACTATAACTAAGTCAATACCAGATCCAATCATTATTTTTGTAAGGTTTGCCCATTTCAGCCAGAGGTAAGTAGTTAATTACTTTTTTCTTTAATTTTCGTATTACCGGATGATCATGGTCATAGTTAAAAACACTTAGGTAATATTTGTATAAATTGTGTTTTTTAGGTCTGTTTAAATTTAAATATTTTTCAATTTGAGTACTACGAGATCCGTATCTGTCGTATAATTCACAGGCTATGTTAAAACCAAATGCGTCAATCTCATCTCTATTGCCTAGATAACCTTGTTCTCTTCTACGATAATGTTCTTCATGCTCACTTTTGAAATCTGAAACATATTTAAAATTCCGTCTACGATACTGCCTCATATGGATTATTTCATGTAAAATTGTATCAGATATTTCTTTACAAAAGTTTATGAATGTAGTATCTAACAACTTAATTCTTTTGTCAAACGGGCTGTATAATAGAGTTATTGTAATACATTTTTGATTCAATTGATCAAAATCTGAATTATATTGACCAGAAACAACTATACAGTTTCTTGGTACGTTATAGTTTTGTTTTCTGGTTACTCTTAGCGGTGCTAACTTTCTTATATGATTAGCCAGCAATTGATAACTATCGTCTACTGTTAATCTTTTGGTTGCCAACTTTTTCAGACTGTACATATGATCGTAAATGTCGATCCTAGTTAATGTTGACCAATCGAAAGATTTTTTAGGCATTTGCTAATAAACTTTTACATTGTATTTATTTTGCCAGTTTATAGCATCTTGCCATGAATTTACTAATGGTTCTCCCTTAATATTTAAACTAGTATTCATTAACAAAGGACAACCGCTAGCTTTATACCATGCTTCTAATAATGATCTAAATATATTATTATTATTTTTAGAAACAGTTTGTACTCTGCTGGTATTATCGTAATGGCAAATTCCTGGTAATAATGTTGGTTCCTTACAATTTGCTACAAATTGCATATAAGGGGCTTCTTTTACAGGCATGTCAAAATATGTGTCTGCGTGTTCAGCCAATACAGCAGGCGCGAATGGTCTAAATTCTTCTCTGCGTTTTAGCGCATTCATTCTGGACTTAGCATCAGGTCCCCTAGGGTCGCATAGTAAACTACGATTACCTAGTGCCCTAGGTCCAAACTCCGCTCTGCCGTTGGCCACTGCTACTACTTTGCCCGCTAATAAGTCTTTAACAATACTATCAATATCTAATTGTCTTTTTATATCGGTGCCCAAGTATGCTCCTGGCCATGTTAATTGCTTCTTTGTCAAAGCCGCTACAGCACCTATGGCACTTCCTGCGTCACCGGGATTAGGCATTATCCAGATGTTATCGTATAATCGGGTTCTAGCAATTTTTGAATTCGCCACACAGTTTAGAGCACCGCCTCCCATTAATACTAGGTTTTTGTTTACGGGAGACCATAAAGTAACGTTTGTTATTAACCCTATAATATATTTCTCATATATAGCCTGTACCGTGGCAGCTATGTCATAATCTGTAGCACCTTTAGGTCTATCCCACCAACGACATCCTTGATGTAGGTTATGTTTTAGTTTTAGGTAGGGCGGATTCCAATCTTCGAAAAAGAAATCTATCATTTCCAACATGTATTTTGGTTGACCTAATGCGGCCATGCCCATTAAAATATATTCTTCTTCGTTTGGTTTGAGACCTAAGTAATGAGTAAATGCTGTATAAAATAATCCTATACTATTTGGATATTTTTTACTCCACTTTTTCTTAATTTTGTTATTGGCACCTTTCCAGTAACTTACAGTGTCCCATTCACCTACAGCGTCTATAACAATTATGTCTGCTCTATCAAACCCACTAGTATAGTATCCGGCTGCAGCATGACTTTCGTGATGCCATACATATTCAATAGGTAAATTACCTAATCCTAGTTGCTTCAGTTGTTCTTTGGGATTCTGGTACCATGGACGTTCACCGCTCCATAGTCTACGAATATTTTTGGGCCAAGGACGTTCAAACCAAACAATTTGTTTTGGAGAACCATACTCATATAGTTCCTTAATCATATCAGGGTGTAGACGCCTATCGTTTTTTATCCTGCTATAACGTTCACTATGAGCAGCCCACAAGATATCAGACCCGTCAATTAATGCCATGCTTGCGTCATGGTTTTGAGCAGTAATACCTAGAATCATTTATAGATAAAAGGGTCGCGTTTACGTAGTTCTTCTATACGACGTTTTAATGCCTTACGTCTTTTATAATCAGCAATCAACTTACGGATAAAATTGAATATGTTCATATAATTATTTAATAAAAAAAGGGCCTGTTAAAGCCCTTTTAGAATAGCAATTTGCCTAGCTAGAAACAATTTCCATTTAATTCTGTACGGAAGTTTAAAGTTGTATTTGTCTGTATCCTTAACCCTTAATCTATTTAGATTACGAGCTATTGAATCATCAAAAACTATAACGTCAGTATCTTCAGCAAACTTACTTAATTGTAGAAATCGTAAATCTAAGCGGCGTGCTATAATTACTTCTTTGCTTCTGCTTTCTTTTCTTCTTTCTTCTCTACTTTCTTGTCGTCTTTCTTAGCATCAGAAGCGAAAGAAGCTGTGGAAGTTACTGCGAAAAGAGCTGTGATGAATGCTGCTAGATATTTCATATTAGTTTCCTTTAAAAAAGCACAGATATTTACACTGTGTATATATTATAACGCCTGAAATAGCAAAAAGTTTACACTTTAGAAGGCAGAAGCTGGAAAATGTTTACTAAAAAAGTCCAAATTAGCTCGTTCAGGCCGCTCTTGATACCATCCCCTGCCTTGATAAACGTCTAAAACCATTTGGAAATATTCCTCGTATAATGCTCCTACACGCTCTAAACTAAAGTTTTTAGCCGCATAGTTTCTACAATCTTGTGGATCTATGTTGTCTATATTATTTGCGGCCCATAAAAACTGTTCAAAAGTTCTACAACGATACCCAGTTATTCCATTTATGTTATTTTCAGCAAATGACCCCCAATCTGTAGTGATAGTCGGAGTACCACTTAATAGCATTTCTATTTGTACTCCACCAAAGGGTTCGACATACATGCTCGGAGCAAAAGCAGCCTTAGCGCCGCTCATTAACTTTCTACGAGTTTCTACATCTGCGTAGCCTATAAATTCAACATGATCGGGTATACTTTTATAACCCATTGCTTCTAGATTATTTTGGCCTGCTATCTTTAATTTTACTCCAGCCTTTTCTGCTACTTCTATAGCAATATGTGTGCCTTTTCCTTCATAGACTCTGCCCATATATAGGAAATAATCCTGTTTAATGGCAGGATTGTAATCAAAATCCTCTAAGTCAAAGTAATTGGGAATTACAACTTCGTACCAATCTTGTTTACAATTACCTACGCCCTGTAATCCATAATAGGCATGATAGATAGCATAACTTTCAAATATCTTCCAACGTGCCCAATGCCCTCCGGCATAACCAATACCTGGTTCAACTGTAATGAGTTCAGGGTGAGCGTCACATATTGGTCTAACACCTACTCCCCAAAACGGTAATATAAAGTCATATTTTTGTTTACGCTTATCTATCTCTCTAATAGCATTAGCATAAAATGTCTGATAGGCATGGTCATTTGTGTCGTATTTAAAAAAGTGTTTACGCCAATCGTGGTCTCCATAGGCAATTTTCCAATCATCCGTACTGAGCACATTAACATGTTCGGTACAAATTAGATCACTTTCTTCGTGACCGTAATGTATAACCTCATGACCTCTATCAGTCATCATTTTGCCAAACTTAACGACCTTTTGTGTATAGGCACAGGCATTATATTCTTTACTGCTTACTGTATGGGGCAACCCTAGTATATGAAATCTCATGTTAATGTAAAATCAAAATTAATTACGCATCGTTTGGTTGTAGTAGGATTACTACTGCTATGATATTCTTTTCCATTAAAAAATACAATACGATTTTTTTTAGGACTTATTCTTCTAGTTATTGTTCCTGCGTCTGGTCCAGTGAAAAAGAATGTATCGCCGTCGGTATCATTTACATAATACAATGCCACATAATGATCAAAGTCTAAATCTATATGTGCTGTATTATGAAACTTTCTATGTAGTAAAGGTAGTTGTAAAAACAATCTACCTAGATGTACTTTAGCATCAGATTGTATGCCTGCTTTGTCTAAGGCAGTGAATAGTAAAAATAAAAATAGTGTTGAGTGTGATTCGCTACTATTTCTCATTGAGTCTAAAAAAACATGCCCAAAAGCCATAGTTTTATTGTATTCCTCATCTGATTTAGTTATATCGTCTAAGTATCTCCATGGGAATATAGGACTAAAAACATAATCTTCTATTCGATCTGCTATTTGCCTAGGCAACGCATTATCGATTATGAGCGGTTCATTAAACATGGATATTGGTGCAGTCGGTAGGCTTCGAACCTACAAAGGCGATGTCTAAGACGTTGCCCCGTCCCTCAAACTCATTAGTTATGTTGGAGGTCTTCCAGTTCCCGTCACGACTGCTTTGTAAGCATAACACAAAATATTTAAACAAGCAAGTCATTAATAAACCTTTACCACGTCGATTCCTGATTTTTTTAAAAAATTAATCCCACTATCATCTCTATAGTTTTCTCTGAAATATAAACGACGAATCCCGGATTGATAAATTAGCTTGGCACAGTCTACACAAGGACTGTGCGTTACGAATAGGTCAGCTCTATCGCCGCTGTCATTAGATTTAGCCAACTTGGCAATTGCGTTCGACTCAGCATGAAGTACTTCTGGTTTAGTTTTTAGTGTGTAGTCACCATCATGAACATTCCATATTTTATCTTCACACGTATTATCCCAACCAGCAGGCATGCCGTTGTAACCTATGGATATAATGCGATCATCTTTTACAACAATAGCTCCTACTTTTAACCTTTGGGCATGACTCAGATCTGCTACACGGGCAGCAACATCCATATAAAACTGAATAAATTTACTTTTCATTGTCTTAGTTTTACATTTAATACAAAGTTTTCTACAATTAACTTGCCCATACTTGCTAAAAACATTTTTGTTTGATCTTCTTGTGTGAACTTAGTCCATTCTGTATTGTATTTTTCAACTAAACATGAAACCAATAGGTCAGTTGCGTTTTGTTCGTCTATAGACAACATTCCCCAATCTATGGGATCTTCGGTTTCCATTTCATTTATTAAGTCTAGTATTTGATCTTTTTGTATCATTTATCGTATTCGTCTCCGTTATGAGAATAGTATTTTTTCTCTGGATCAAATCTTTCAAATAATTCATAACACGGCTCGTTAGGTAATACACGCTTACCTACAAAATATTCGCCTATATGGTTAACTAAATTTTTACCTTCTTGTGTTTTTAAACAGCTAGACAACAGTCCTTGTGACTCTAGCAGTACTTTGCCAATCATACCTTCGTTTGGATTGACTTGCCACCAATTTTCATTAGGATATTTTTCTTTCAAGAATCCTGAATAATCTACTCTAACTCTAGAGATTGGATAAAAACTGGCCATTGGGCTGAATAGCACACTGTGCCTAGTATACCTATAATTAATAAATGTCCAGTCAGTCGGTTCAGCTTTCGGTTCTTCATCGTAGATATACCATTTTTGTCTTTGAAGAACTATTTGGCTTAATACTTGATCTGCGTTTAATAAAAATATAAGGTCGTCTATTTTTATAGGATGAAGAATTTCAATATCATCTTCTTGATGATAAACATAGTCATAATCTCTATCTCTAATTAAATTCCAAAATTCTGCCCATGTAGCACTAAGTCCTTGATTGACAGGATGTAGATATACTTCATTGTATCCGTATAAATTTACCAGCATTTTTATTAATTCATCATTTCTCCCCTTAGGAAAATCATCAAAGAATATACCATGAACTTCGTTGTCACCCCAGTTGAGGTGATGTTGAGATTCCAAAGACCTTGTAAGGTATTCTAATCTATTTGTGCTAAAGATAACTTTACAAATTTTTGCCATTAGTATCTTTCAGTATTAAAGAAAAATGTTTGGAACAGTCTGCCGTCTGTTTTATTTTCACCAAAATAGTCTAAACTGGCATGGAATAGATCACCTCTATAAATTATTAGCCTATTGTATTTGTTCCCAATCACATCAAATAAATCCCATTTGGTATAATCATATCCTTCCCATTTTTGAGTAGTTTCTTCAAAAGCAGATGATAGTTTGTGAGCACCTGTTCGTTTATGCCTAAAGAGTCCGGTTCCACCTGTATGTGGAGCATCTGGTGTTAGATAACATACGCCGGCCCACATATTGTTATAATCACTATGTATCCAAGTTCTGTCACTGGCTGTGGTCAATTGAAAAGCACCGGTATATCCGGAATGTTCATATATGTTTGTAATCTTACCAGCAAACTGCATATTGTGTTCTATGGCAGCTCTAACATCATCTGTGAAAAAAGATTTTGTTCTACTGCCCGGATAATTGCCTGTTACACTAAATTCTTGACTTAGAGCGAAATTCCTTACAGCATCCGGGTCTACATAAAAATTATCAATTATAATACAGGTTACTTCCATATCAGTACCTTTTAAAATAACCATTGACTCCGTCCCATCCTAGGACTTTCCAATTGGTTTCTATAATGTCATGTTGAAATGGTCTAGTTAAAAAATAGCTAAGTGTTTCTATATCAAAGTGTTTCATATCAGGATGATTAAGCATTGTAGATATTGCTGTAAAAAAATCTACATATTGTGAGTAGTAACCTCTGCCCCATCCGAATAGGACAGAACAATATTGTCTAAGTCTATTGTCTCCTTGCTCTTTCCTTAAATCAACTTTGCTGTAGTTCCATTTGTCATCCCATTCGAAATCAAAATATTTTTTGTAAAAGATCTTGTTGGTAAAGATCTCATTAAACAAAGTGATATCAAATGAACTATCTATAAGATAACGTCCGCTCATTTTAAAGAAGTAATCATATTCTTCTAACTGTTTACGCCATTGTCTCAGGAAGGTAGCTAGAATTAATGTTTCACAATGACTTTTGTTAATGTGTGTATTAACACGTTCGTGTATTTCCGGAAATTGTTCTTTCACACTAACAAATCTGACCTTCGGGGACCAACTTAGTACATCTT